TGTGTCTAAAGGTCAAGCTAAACCTGAGTATGAGAAAAGCAATAAACCTCAAACTGCGGATATTGTATAATTCACTGAGTGAATAACTTGCAAGAGGAGGCAGTAACGGGAGACTGGGACTGCCTCTTTAACTTAGGAAATAGATATGACAGACTTTATAAAGTATTTTACAGGATTAAAACGTAATTACGGTTTTTGTAATATTAGTAATGGTTACAAAGATCCTAATACAGGAAAATTAAAATTTCATGCGGGCGATTATGGTTGGTCTGGTAAACCAATTACAGACAATGATTATCAACTTCATTTAAATGGTAAAAGATCTATAGGTATACAACCTTGTGATGATAATGGTTATGCAAGATTTGGTGCAATAGATATTGATCCAAAGATATATAAAGATTTAGATATAAAATTTTATCTAGATACTATTCAAAAAAATAATTTACCACTCATACCAATTAAATCAAAAAGTAATGGATTGCATTTATATATATTTACAAAAGAATTTGTAAAAGCAAAAGAAATAAAAGAGTTTTTAGAACAAGTATTATTTTTATTTAAACTACCAATAGTAACAGAAGTATTTCCTAAACAAACTAAACTTGGAAAGAATACAGATGGTGATCCTATCAATGGTAACTTTATAAATTTACCTTATTTTAATAAAGATGAAAGAGTTGCATTAGATCCATCAGGTAATGAAATGTCATTAGAATTGTTTTTAAATTGTATTGAATTAAACAAGATGACTTCTGAACAATTAAAACAAATAACAAATAAAATTATTCAAAATGAATTATCAGGTGGTGCAGAAGAATTTAAAGATGGTCCACCATGTTTAGAAATATTATCAAAAGAAAAAATGACTGATGGTAGAGATAGATTTTTATATAACTACATGGTCTTTGCTAAGAAAAAATATCCTGACAACTGGGGTAAAATGGTTTTAAAAGCAGGAAGAAATTATTTTGAGTTTGATGAGGTATGGACTGATGATCATATTGAAAAGAAAATAAAACATTGGGAAAAGCAAAATAAAGGTCATAGTTGTACTGATGCATTATTAGCACCTGTATGTGTTAAATCAGAATGTGTTAAAAGAAATTTTGGAATTATGTCTGATAGAAAGATTACATGGCCTAGATTATCTAATTTAATTAAAATAGATTTTAAACCTGATCCTGAATATTATTTTGATGTAGAAAGAGACGATGGTGAAACTGTTACTGTGCATGCAAAAGATGTAAATAAAATTAAAGATCAACAAGAACTAAGATCATTAATCATGGCGCAAGCAGATGATATTCCACCACCTATTAAAGGTATGGAATTCTATGAAATAATAAAAGCATTAGTTTCGACACAAGATACAGTGCAACCGGCTCCAGGGACCACGCCTATGGAGATATTAAAGAAACATTTGAAACAATATATCCATAGTACAAATGCAACAAGTTATAATTCATTTAAAAGCGGTAATGTATTGAAAGATGAAACTTATGCATATTTTGTATTTGATGAATTTTATAATGATTTGAAAGACAATGAATGGAGAAAAGATGCTTCAAGAACTTCTTATATGATTACAAAAATGTTTGAGAAAGAAGAAGAACATTTACCTAAACCAGATTTTGATGTGAGAAAAAGATTTCCTGGAAAAAATAAAAAAACAAATAAACCATACACAGGTATTCCAGGTTGTGCAAAAATTCCATTATATTTATTTGATGACAAAGAAGAAGATGTAATTGAAATAGAAAATTTTGAGAGAGAAGAAATAGTATAATGATATATAAATATTTTGGTCCTCCAGGTACAGGTAAAACACATAAGCTAATTAGTAGAGCAAAAGCTTATATTAGAATTGGGGTGCCATTAGATAGTATTGGTTATTTTGCATTTACTAAAAAAGCTGCCGAAGTAGCTAGAAATAGAATGCCAGTAGACTCAGAGAAATTAAACTATTTTAGAACTCTACATTCATTTGCATATGATCAATTACAATTAAGTGACAATATGGTTATGCAACCAGAAGATTATGTAAAGATAGGTAAAAAATTAAATATAAAAGTTAAGTACTATGACAAGTTTAATAAAGAAGAAATATTTTATTTAAATATTGAAAGTCCATATTTCAAAATGATTGGCAGAGCCATGAATAGATGCATAACAATTGAAGAAGAATACAATAGAAACGAACACAATAAAAAAGAAATTAAACTTTGGGTATTAAAAAATTTAGATGCAAATTTAAAAGCATATAAAAAAACTACAGGTAAATTAGATTTTAATGATATGATAGATAGATTAGTTAATAAACCTGATTTACCAAAATTTAAAACTATATTTATAGATGAAGCTCAAGATTTATCTCCATTACAATGGAAACTATTTGATAGATTAAAAGAAAATACAGAAGATATGTATTTAGCAGGCGATGATGATCAAGCTATATTTGCATGGGCAGGAGCTGATGTTAATAGATTTATACAAGAACCTGCAAAAGAAAAAGTATTAAAGTATTCAAAAAGAATATCAAAAGCGGTGCAAGAACAATCAGAATTACCTTTAGAAAAAATTAGAGGTTTAAGAAAGCATAAGGTTTATTACCCAAGAGATTTTGAAGGAGAATCAATGAGAATAAATAATTTAGATCAAATAGATTTAACAGAAGGTAAGTATTTGATTCTTACAAGAACCATACACAGATTAGTAGATATGTTAAAAGAATTAAGAAAAAGAAATTTATATTTTCAAACAAGTAAAGGTAAAAGTTTTTCTGTTACATTGTATAATGCATCTGTTAATTATAATTCATGGTGTAGAGGAATAGAATTAGATGAAAAAGAAGTAAAAGATATAATAGGATTTATTGGTGCACCTCAAGATAAATGGAATAAAGATATAGAATGGTTTGATGCATTTGAAGAAACAAAATTATCAGAAAGAGAATACATAAAAAATATGATAAACAATGGAGAAGACTTAGATAAACCAGCAAGAATACAAGTTTCAACTATACATGCAGCAAAAGGTGGAGAAGAAGATAATATAATTTTGTGTTTAGATTTAGGAAGAACACCAAAGAAAGTAGCAAAAAAGAGTGATGATAAAAATGATGAAGAACACAGGGTTTGGTATGTAGGAGCTACTCGTGCAAGAAATAATTTATACAAACTGAAAGGTAAGAAAAGAAGTAATGAATACAAGTTTTAAAGAATTATACTTTAAGTATAAACAGAACGGGATAGAGAAAATTCCTAACGGTGGGTGGCAGCATCGTGCCTGGTTAGCAAGTTGTTTTGGTTTCTCGACTCCCTATATCTTACAATCGGCCGAAACAACAACTGCTACACATAAAGGATAAACATGAGAATATTAACAAGAGATATAATGATTACATTTATATTAACATACTACATAATAAACATAATGGAGGTACTAAAATAATGATAAATATAAAAAGTGTAGAAAAAGAAGAAAATAGTAATACATATTTTATTACTTATATATTAAATAATCAAATATTTACTTATGGAGGAACTCCAGAAGAAATAGTTGAAGAACTTACTAAAAATTTTAAGAAAGGAAATAAAAATGACTAATAAAGATATGTTCGAAGAAGCATTTCCACAAAATAAACAGATAGGCGGGAGTCACTATAAAGACTTTCATATTCAACCTTATGAATTCATTTCTAAGAATGACCTTTCTTTTTTTCAAGGGAATGTTATTAAGTATGTGTGTCGTTATATGAATAAAAATGGCATACAAGATTTAGAGAAAGTAATTCATTATTGTGAATTAGAAATTAAAAAGATGAAAGACATGAGGAGAAAAAAATAATGTTGATGCCAACTACAGAATGGGTTGCTCCTACAGAGTTTCCTGATTTAAGACAAGCAGAAGAAATAGCAATTGACTTAGAGACAAGAGATCCAGATTTAAAGAAACTGGGTTCAGGGGCCATACGAGGTAATGGTGAAGTTGTAGGTATAGCTGTAGCTGTAGATGGTTACAAAAGTTATTTTCCAATAGCTCATGGTGAAGGACCAAACATGGATAGAGATAAAGTTTTATCTTGGTTTAAAGATGTTTGTGAATCACCTGCTACAAAAATATTTCACAATGCAATGTATGACGTATCTTGGATTAGAAATTTAGGTATAAAAATAAATGGAACAATTATTGATACTATGATTGCAGCATCAATTATTGATGAAAATAGATTCAATTACACACTAAATGCATTATCTTGGGTGTATTTAAATCAAGGTAAGAATGAATCTTTACTAAACCAAGCAGCTAAAGAAAGAGGATTAGATCCTAAGGCAGATATGTGGAAACTTCCTGCAAGTGAAGTAGGATCTTATGCAGAACAAGATGCTAATTTAACTTTAAAACTTTGGCATCATTTAAAAAGAATTATTGTAGAAGATGATTTACAAAATATATTTAATCTTGAGACAGATCTTTTTCCTTGCCTAGTTGATATGCGTTTCCTAGGGGTGCGGGTAGACGTGTCCAAAGCCAATCAATTAAAAACAGCACTGGCAGTAAAAGAACAAAACTTATTGCAACAAATAAAAATAGAAACAGGAGTAGATACTCAGATATGGGCTGCAAGAAGTATTGCACAAGTTTTTGAAAAACTGAAGCTACCTTATAGCCGTACTGAAAAGACTGACTCTCCTTCATTTACAAAAAATTTTATTTCCTCTCATAAACATCCTGTAGTTCGTATGATAGCAGAAGCTAGGAAAATAAACAAGGTCAGTACAACCTTTATTGATACCATTTTAAGCCATGAACATAATGGTAGAATACATGCAGACATAAATCAGATACGATCTGATGATGGTGGTACAGTTACAGGAAGATTTAGTTATGCTAATCCAAACCTACAACAAATTCCAGCACGTGATCCAGACACAGGACCATTAATTAGAAGTTTATTTATACCTGAAGAAGGTTGTAAGTGGGGTACATTTGATTACTCACAACAAGAACCAAGATTAGTAACTCATTATGGTATAAGATTTGAATATGAATCTGCACAAACAATTGCAGACTCTTATTATGATAATCCAAATACAGACTTCCATAAGATCGTAGCAGAAATGGCAAACATAGATAGAAAAGAAGCTAAGACAATTAATTTAGGTTTGTTTTATGGTATGGGTAAAACTAAATTACAAAATGAATTAAATGTAACTAAACAAAGAGCAGATGAATTATTTGCTCAATATCACAACAGTGTTCCATTTGTAAAACAATTAACTAATGGTGTTATGGCTGCAGCTCAAAATAGAGGAAGAATAAAAACTATATTAGGTAGAAGATGTAGATTTCCAAAGTATGAACCAATACTAAGAGGTTCTGATTGGGGAACATTTGTACCTGCTGAAGATCATGAAACAATGTTAGAGTTAAAAGAAATGGGACCATACTTAAAAGATCAAGATGGAGAAGTTATAAAAGATAAAGATGGTAAACCTAAGAAAAATTATTGGTATAACAATGGTCATAGAAGAGCATTTACATACAAAGCTTTAAATAAATTAATTCAAGGATCAGCTGCAGATATGACTAAGAAAGCTATGGTTGATTTATATAAAGAAGGTTTATTAGCTCATATACAAATACATGATGAATTAGATTTTTCTATTGAATCTGAAGCACAAGCTGATAAAATAAAACAAATAATGGAACATGCAGTAGAGTTAAAAGTTCCTAACAAAGTTGATTACGAATCAGGACCAAACTGGGGCGAAATAAAATAATGAGGAACTATGGCTTATTTAAATGCAAATATACCACCAATCTATTGCAAAGTAAGGAAGGAGTATCTTTATGACTTTACCGGACATCATGGAGAAAGTGAAGACTGCGTTGTCTTCGGTTTATCAAGCATTAGCGGCAAAGCGTTATTATTTCATATCATGTTACCGAATGGTGCGGTCTTTTATAGATTGCCTATCTCAGCGTTTTTCCAAAAACATCTTTCTAGATCCGAAGTGCCAGATATGTCAGTTGACTCGTTACAATTGTGGAATTGTTTTAGTTATTGGCCTAGTGTTCATTGCTTTGATTGGTTGGCTGGTATAAGTGGCAAATTTAAGGCAAAAGATAAAAAATTTTATAAAGGTCAATACTTATTTACGGTTGACTGGGCACATCCAGAGACTAATATACTAAACACGGAACATTCAGAGATTCCGCAAGAGCACAAGTGTGCACACATAATTGCATTGGAAAATGGTAATTATGCAGCGCAGCCAAACAACAGAATCATTTGGCATGTGAATAGTTATACAACAGATAACTCATGGCCAGACTACAAAGTACAAAACACAGTTTGGGAAGTAGAAGGATCTGATTGGGTAACAGAAGATTCTGATAAAATGTTTTATGATATTGAGGATACAAAATGAGTTTAAATAAAAAATATTGTAATATTTGTGACCACGAGTGTCATTGTGTTGGTAAAGGTTACTTTGTAAACAGCAATCAATGCGGTACATGCATTTGTGATAAATGTGATTGCAAACCTATAATATTAGGTGCACCTGAAAAGAAAAAATCTTGGTGGCAAAGATATATAGATTGGTTATGGAGTTAAGTATGAAAAAATGTAAACAATGCGAGAAAGAATTCCAACCAAAAGATGAATTAGATTTATTCTGTGGTCAAGATTGTAAAGAAGAGGCGTTAGCAGAACTAGATTCAGGTTCTGATGAATGTTTATCGT